CGCCTCTTGATCCTGGGCGGCTCCAAACCAGGGGTTCTAACGGACGACGGCGTCGACGCGGTCATTAACATTCTAGGTTATGCCAACGGCGACGATGACACGTTTGTTAACGCTTTTTTGAACATGCCGATCGGCGAAGCGCTTGGAATAACAAAACAGAATCTCCGAAGCATACTTCCAGATTTTCTCAGCCTTTACGAAAATATTGAGGAGGGCGGCGTTTACTTTGATCTTGTGCCGGCAGAGTTAGGCGTTTATCAGTCTGTAAAATTCGATCTCGAAGATGTCGATGGTGCAGGATACACCGCAGATTCGTATGAGGCCCTTTTTAAAAAGCTTCTTTGGTTTGGAGGACTACAACTACGACCGGTCGCGGTTGGTTTTAAAAACTTTTTTAGAGACACTGACAATGCGTTTGAAACTCTAAAGCCAGAAGACGTGATACCTAGGTTAAGCACGCGCCCCACCAGTCCCAAACTGTCTAAAGCCTTCGATGAACCTACTTTCCATCCAGTTTTTCCAAAGTTTCTGTACATTCCCATGCCAACAAGCAACCCCGGCGCTACAGCAGCCGGCGAACAAACTTACGCTTCGACGCTCGCAGGGCTAGCATATAATGGTACCTCAAGCAAAAATAGTTATTACTGGACAAATTTTAATCCGGATGTATCATATTTTCCCATGCCGTTTAAAAATCCTCTTGCGGTACCGCGTGTAAAAGCGATGACTGAAAAGATTATCAATACGATGACCAACTTGGAATTTGATGCGATAGGTAAAGACTCTGTCACGATTACAGATCGAATAAGAACTTCAAATTTAGATAATGTGTTGTTGTACCAAGAGTACACACTTAACCCGTTTTACAATGATCTTAAGACCTCCGCCGGCATCGCCGCCGCCCTGAAAAGCGGACACACCACACAGATAAAAGATGATTATAAGATAAGCAAGAGTAAGCTGCTATCTCGGAGCGTTGCGAACTCAAACTCTTCTAAGATCAATGCGGCCCATTCGACGAATTACAAAGGTGACTCACCAATAATCGAAAAACAGATACGAGATCCAGAGTTTAACTTTGAATTCGTAGAAGACTTTGATAAAGATGTATACGTATTGCTAGAGCAGATAGGTCTTAAGGATATGAGCGACCTAGTCGAATATTCTAATAAGATTAGCTACGTCAACCCGCGCGCTCCCGCGGGCCTAGATCTCTCATGGGCTAAAAGAACGTTTCCAGAGAATATGCGCACCCCGGATATTAAAAACTCAAGGTCTATGATCTTTAGTAAACTTATGGTTTCTAAGCTAGAAAGTTTATCTAGCAAATACGCGGCTAGCCCCTTACAGTCGTCAACTTCACCAGCGCTCCGCGCGTTAGGATATTCGTTTGCTACTAGCGAGTATTCTGCATGTAAATTCGCCTATACTAGCAAGATATTTGGTAAACTTCGCTTGTCGCGCTTAAACCAGCGTAAATATATGAAAAAATTGTGGTCGAAAGTGTTAAAAACACCGATAAACTCTACCGGTAACCCACAGTGTAAACGACTTATTGATAAGTTAACTGCAAGTACCCAAGCCGATTTAGCTAACACGGAAACAGATTTCTTTAACATTGATAGTATCAAGCCAGAGGTAATGGAATTTTATAGAAATTCTGTTTGCCGTGATGTGTACGAGTCGAGTGGAGATGTATACACTGCTTCGCAGCGAGCGCTCGCAGAAGCGGCACTTATTCTTTTGGTAAGAGTGTACTGTTTAGAAATGTGTTTTGCAGGTATTATTTCGTGGGACGCCTACGATTTAAGTGACGTGTTTAAAGAGCCCATTGTTAAGAAGCTTCTTATAAAAAACATGAAGTCAGAAATCAATAACTTCGACATAATCATAAACTTCGCTAACGATTATCTAAGAAAACAAGAGAATATTAAAAGCACAGCAGCACACGTTATGGTTTCTAATTCTAGCGGCCTTGAATACATTATTGAAGCTGAAGCCGACAACATTAACAGAACCATCGCTTCCATCTTCACTAATTCAAAGCCGATTAGTACAAAGCTGTCTTTGAACACCGTTACTTCGGAAGAACCCGAGTTAACGAAAGCTTTGGAAAGAATGTTTTCTAGCCCGAAAGCAGCCCTTCAGACTTTGTACCCGGCCTCAAAAGGTGTCTTTCCCAAGGGTAAGAACCTCCAACGCGCAGAAGCAGTAGCTTACGAGATTCGAAGCGCCGCGAATTCGCAGGAAGGCGCAGCATACCCAGCAGTTAATTATTTAACGGACAACATTTATACGCACAACTACTCTGACGGAACAATACAAAACAGATATAATTACAATCCCGTCTTCAGTCCCGCGAACTGTAAGATTTTCAGCACCAAGCTCGGAGGCCCCATGGGGCCTCCAGTTGATGGTGATTCTATTGTTGCGCTCTCGGCCGAGTTGCATTCTCCAGATTCTCAAGATTTTAGTGGGTTAGCACAAGATTTGTCGCAGAGAAACTTTTTGCATTCTGTACCTTTAAACTATTATCCATCTGCAACAATGAACTCTTATTCCACCTCAAAGGAGCTTCTTACGGATACAACCGCCGGCACGTGGAGCGATCTTGAAAACAAATTAATATATTCTGGAGATTACGGCCCGGGCCGTCCCGATGGCAACGACCCCTCATCAAAGCCGGACGCTTTTTACGAATATATGCGGCACTATGTTGATATTTGTGGCACTGAAAAGCTAATAAACGATGATTGGGTCGTCGACGCCCCCGGCGGCGAAGACACTTCTCTTTCAGTTTTAAACTCGATTATTTGGGTAGAAGAAAAAATAAAAAGAACTTTATCTTCAAAACTTTTGTGTGATCCCGGCCAAATGATCAATCAGCATGAATATCTTGCTGGCAATCTTGTTAATTCTCATTTGGGGAATTTTATTATGCAGCCATACGTTCGTCTGACTGATCAGGATGACGACGTACGCGCAGGTTTTAAGTCACGGTCTTCATTCGGAAACCCAGTTGAGCCATGCGCGATAGATGATATCGCTCAAGGAAATATCGCCGAAGCGCTTACTGAAATAGGCTCGGGCCCGGTACTCTCGAACACTCGTTCTGAGAACAATCCGTTCAAAGCCTGGATATATGACGTCGTACCTTTATCTGTGTTCTCTTGGTTTATGACAGACTCGTTCATTCCATGGATAAATAAGGAAGGTAATGAAAAAATTAAATTGTTGTATAATGATCACGGGTTCAAGCCGTTTTTCAAAGAGGTGAAATTTGGCATGCGGCTAGTCTACGTTAGTCAGTTTGGACCCTTGGCTATGACCGATACTGTAGGAGTCATGGCGGACAGCGACGGCATGCCTTACGATGGGAGCCCCAATGTTCAACAGCAATTAAAAGATTCTTTTGGCGTCGGAGGGCTAAAAAATGCGAAGGCGGGCTTGGTTTCTAGAACTTATTTTATAGAAGATGAACAAAAGGAAGAAGGATGGTTGCTCACCCGCGGCGGTCCCAAACCTGGCATCGGGGGTGGTTATTATTTCGAAACAAACAAGCACGCACAGAGAATCCCCTTGCTATTTAACGAATTGCACATTCCTGTTGTTGAGATAGAAAAAGATATCAACGTTTCTAATGGGCATATCCGAGTCGCCGGAATTAGCACATCGTTTGATGATTTTTGTTATACTAACAAGGTATCTTTCTTGGGAAGCACGCAATTCGGTAACAATCCTACAGAGGCTTATAACACAGCAAAGTCGTATACTGTTAAAGACTTTTTTAAGCAAGAAAACAAGGAGATGTACAAGTGCTTAACGCAAACACCTTCTAACTTCTATTTTAAGCATATCGCTGATGGACTCTTACAAGAGTTGCAAAGCAGTCCAGAATTCAAGTTATTATTCCAGCACTTGTTCCCTATCAGAAGATACATGGCCCTGGGATTTTTATATTCTAGCGACGCTATTTTAGACTTTATTGGAGAGCCAACGGATGTGCTAGACAGGACTAAGGCTACAATCTTAAGCATTTTAGATAACCTGGAATCATCAAACGACTACACTTTTATACCACCTGCGGTCAAAAACCAGATGGTTAACGACATTGCTGCTGGTTTGCGCGGAACAAATATAAAACAGCCAAACCTATCAAAGCAGATCTTAGAAATAATCTGGAAATGCCTTCTAATGATACTGAAAGGCTTTGTAGAATTGACTGATCCTGCCATTATCACGGCAAAATCAGTCTTAGACGTCGCCAAATTAGTCTATGACACAATTATAATTGGTATTGAAATGGGCCTTCAGATTACTAAACAAACGTTACAGCAAACGATAGACACTGCAAAGTCTAGTATGATGCAGGTAGAGGTCAATCTAGCTATAATCGGCCCTTCTACACAGATGAGTTTAGACACACTAAAAACTGCAGCTGAAAAAGCGCAGCAAGCAGGCGTGGAGCCCGACGCTGCAAACTTTGAAACTGAAGGCCCTGCGATTAAAAGTTGGAATATTGAGGGAGACGACCCCTCACTGTGGTCTATCGATGTAACGTTAAGTTATACTCCTGATGAATCCCTTGCGGCGCCCTGGAGCGCTTTCAGCACAGCTGCAGCGACAATACAAGAATCGCTGGTTGTATATCAGACTGCGAAGACAGCTGTCACCGACGCAGAGAAAGAAATGAAAGAACTTATTGCGGACTTTGAAGCGGAGTTTAAGAAAGTTAAAGACGAGATGGACTCAATATTTGGAGCATCTTGGTTACTGCCAGCAACTTGGGCGGCGTTTATGCCATCTATGATCCCCCTCGGCGGCGGAATTATTCCACCACCATTTTTTGTTGGTCCACCAAGTACTATACCAGGGATGATCTATTTAGCGCTATTGTTATCAGATGCGTATGAAGAAGAGGAGGCCGCCAACCTTGCGGAATCAAAAGATCCTAATTGTGACGATGAATTATAGTCATTTACTATTTACTAAATAAAAGGAGACAGTCTTTTGGAAGCTATTGGTCCGTCATTGCCTTTGACTAGGGATTCAAGAATGGGAGTATACTCTCTGATAACGTCCTACGAAGAGGAAATAAAACAAAATTTTAAAAATTTAATCTTAACTTCACCAGGAGAAAGAGTTATGAACCCTGATTTTGGGGTTGGTATAAGAAACTATCTTTTTGAACCGCATGCTACTGCTCAATCCGCGATAGAACAAAGGTTACACAGTCAAGTAGAAAGGTATATGCCTTTTGTTACTTTACAAAACGTTATTTTTGATCACGCAGATGATCTAGGGGTTCCGCTAGAAGACCGTCAAATCTTGTCAATAAAAATAGTATATATTGTTCCTGACTTGAACCTACAATCAGCGATTACAATTAACGACGGGACATTAAGTCAATGAACAAAAAAAGTAAAAAAATTATTAGATATACAGATAGAGAGTTCAACTCTATTAAAGAAAGTTTAGTTAACTACGCTAAAAGATATTATCCAGATATTTATAAAGATTTTTCTGAAGCTTCTTTCGGCTCTTTAATGATGGACACTGTTGCCTACGTAGGCGATGTTCTATCTTTCTACTTAGATTATCAGGCTAATGAGTCTTTTATCGATACTGCTGTAGAATATGACAACGTGCTAAGATTGGGTGAACAAGTTGGGTACAACGAGGGGCTCAAATCAAGTTCTTTCGGACTGCTTTCCTTGTTTTTAATGGTACCCACCTCCCCCAACGGTACCGGCCCGGACACAGATTATCTTCCGGTTGTAACAAAAGGAAGCAAGTATCTGACAGCAGCCGGCGACATGTTCGAATTGATAGACGATGTTGACTTCGCGAATCCTGACAACGAGGTTGTTGCAGGCACCGAAAATCAGCAAGACGGCGCCGCAACATCCTTTATCGTTAAGGCTTACGGCAAAGTTATGTCAGGCGAAAAGTTTGAAGAGTCTGTAAACGTCGGAGCGTTCTCTAGATTTCTAACTATCCCTTTAGCAAACGAAAATATTACAGAGGTGGTTTCGGTTCTTGATGTAGAAGGTCATGAATATTTTGAAGTTCCGTTTTTGTCTCAAGATACAATCTTTAAAACGGTGTTAAACAAAGATCCTAACACTCGACGCTACGTTCCTAACGTGCTAGTGACAACTTCTGTTCCACGAAGATATACCACTTTTGTTCGCGAGGGCAAAGCACATTTAAAATTTGGATATGGCTCTGAGTCGACGTTGAAAACAGACAATACTTCGCACCCTTCTAACGTTGTCTTGAAAATGCATGGTCGGGATTACGAAACAGATACTGGCTTCGACCCTTCGAAACTTCTAGAGACTGATAAATTTGGTATTGCCCCCTCGGACACCACGTTAACTGTAGGGTACAGAGCAAATACGAATACCACATCCAACGCTTCTGTTCACAGTCTCACTTTTATGGGCGACCAAACATTTGTGTTTCCTGAAGAAGCCACAAACCCTTCGAAAATAGCAACTGTCCGCGGATCTTTAGAGGTCACGAATGAACGACCAATAACAGGAGACGTCTCCCGTCCGACGATCAATGAACTTAAGCAGCGTATAACTGATTTGTTTGCGACGCAGAACAGAGCGGTTACTGAAGACGACTACCGCTCTTTAATATACAGAATGCCACCTAAACTTGGTAGAGTCAAGCGTACAAAAGTATTAAGAGATCAAGACTCTTTTAAAAGAAACCTTAATTTGTATGTTATCTCTGAAGATAATGAAGGAAATTTAATAACAAGCAGCGACGTACTAAAAAACAATATCAAGACATTTTTGCAAGATTATAAAATGATTAACGACACAATAGATATTTTAGACGCCAAAGTTGTAAATGTAGCAATAGACTTTGTTGCAATTATCGACCCGGGTCAAGACAAATTTGAAGCATTAAGCATCGCGATCAACACAATAAAAGAGAATATGTTAGCTGAAAAATTTGACATCGGTCAGCCGATCTATATTACAAAAGTCTATGACTTGTTAAACAACCTAGACGAGATAGTTGACGTTGTCGACGTGGATATTACGTTAAAATTTACTGGAAATTACTCTGACTATTCGCTTAGTTTGGCTGAGTATCTTTCGGCTGATGGAAGGATCCTGCACGCACCGCAGGATGTTATTTATGAAATTAAGTATCCTAATTTGGATATTAAAGGAACCATAAGATAATGGCCATTAAAAGATACAAAGCAGAAGCCGACAATACGGTAAACAACGCTTTTGACACTGTACTATCAGGCAGGGGTACCGGCTCCAACGCCGGCGCCAACGATGTTTTAGAAACATTTTCTGTATACGGCCAGTACGCATCTGCCTCGTCAGAATTATCAAGAATCCTTATTAAGTTTCCCGTAACGGGTACCACAAGCATCAAAACTGACCGCGATGCAAGCCTGATTCCCGCCTCCGGAAGCGCAAAATTTTATTTACGTCTTTTCAACGCACGTCACTCAGAGCAAATACCAGAGAATTTTACCTTGAGTATTCTGCCAGTTGCTAGAGGTTGGGAAGAGGGGACAGGAATTGACCTTATTAACCACAGTGATGACACAAAAGATGTCATACCCGGCTCGAACTGGGTCAACAGGACTAAGGGAGTCGCCTGGACAAGGGAGGGCGGCGATTATCTTTCTGGTAGTGCGTATTCTACTTCTTCTTTCACAGCTAGCTTTGTTACCGGCTCGGAAGATCTAGAAGTCGACGTTACTGCCCTTGTTGAAGAATGGATAGCAACTAACGTGGTTGCAACTGGATCAGTGACGATTAGCGCTCTCGCTGAAATTAACAATGGCGATAAAGTTACTTTGGTCGCCACTGATGGGACCTCTCACGACTTTACAGCTGGCGACGTCGCAGGCGGAGGTACCTGGATAGCCGAAACAAACAACAATACGACGGCCACTAATTTGGCTGCGCAAATTAATGCAAGTGCAAAGTTTTCTGCTTCCGCGCCCGCGGCTGTGGTTACAATATACCAGGCCACTGCCGGCACACAGGGTAATACGACAATTGCTCTCACCGACGGCGGCGCAGCCGGTATGACAAAATCAGATTTCGCTAACGGTACCGGACTAGACGATTATGGCTTTGGTATTATGCTAACAAGCAGCCAAGAGGCTTATTTTTCTTCTTCGACCGGAGATTCTGGATCTGAACTACAAAACACGGCCGGCCAACAAAAGTCATTTTATACAAAACGATTTTATGCAAGAAGTTCTGAGTATTTCTTTAAGAAACCTGTTATCGAAGTTCGCTGGGACAGTAGAATCACCGATGATAGAAACAAATTTTTTGCTAGTAGTTCTGCAATTGCTAACAACGCTAATAACTTGTATTTATACAATTACGTGAACGGAACTTTAACTGATTTTGCAACAGACGGTTCTGGCTTGCCAAGCGTAAATTTGTATGCTAGCTCAGCTTCCGTTCCTTCTGGATCAACCTTGACCGATGCAAACTGTACTAAGGTTTCAACTGGGATATACAAGGCCGCGCTTACTCTGGCGACATCTGAAAGTGTTCTTCATGATGTTTGGTTTTTGCCGGGCGCCACCGCAATTCATACCGGCACTATTAGTGTGATAGCAAGAAGCTTTAGTGATTCAAATCAGTATCATCAGTATGCTAACAAGATAACAAATCTAAAAGATATGTACGACAACAAAGAAACAGCAAGATTCAGAGTTTTTGCAAGAAAACGAAATTTCGAACCTACACTTTATACAGTCGCAAACAGTGTTGTAGAAGGCGAAACAATTGTAAGCGCGTCATACTCGATTATTAGGATGGCAGACAACGAAACTATTTTTAAACATAGTACCGGAAGCACAGACCTTGAAACTTTTATGTCCTATGATAACTCTGGCAGTTATTTTGATTTTGACATGTCTTTGCTACGATCTGGATATATGTACGGTGTTAAGTTAGCTTATTACGTCGCAGGGGGCTGGAGAGAACAGGAAGAAGTATTTAAATTTAGAGTAGAAACATAGGTATAAGCGGGTAATTTAATGGGCACTAAAGATTTTTTTGACAAAGGGTACTCTCTAAAGTTTCTCAAGAACAAAACGCAGGCTAACTTCCGCGATGATGTTGAATCTTTTAGGTATGTCGATGCATATTCTACGCGTCGCGATCGGTTCATACCTGACACTGATTTCGCAACCGCTTCTAATTTTGCTGCATATGGGCTAGCAGAATTATACTATAAGCAGTCTATAGAAAGAGTATACAAGACCTACCCTTACGATGGATCTTTAGCTGAAAAAGTTGAGTGGGAAAATGACAGTACTTATCTAGATCTTTATATGTTCGAGAATGAATATCCTCGATCAAACGGTTTTATATATATAAGTAACGAATATACTACAACTGTAGAATCAAGCGTTTATAGCAGTAACGCCCCTCAATATGTTTTCTTTACTGGCAACCCACACGCTGATGTAAGTGGTAATTATAAACAACCTGCAACAGCAGGCCCTTCTGGAGTCGGCGTTTCGAAAGCTAATATTTATGAGACAGGCAGCTACAGAACAAACAACTTAGAGTTAGATCCAGCTAAAGGCTTGACAATTGAATTCTGGATGAAGAAGGACGGCTGGGCAGCAACAGATTCGAATAAATTTGAATATGTTTTCAATAACGTTGCTTCCGGGTCCACAGGCGCTAAATATGGCAACTTAAGAGTGGCTGTTTATGGAGCCCAGCCTGGAAATATTTATCTGACGGCTGATTCAGGCTCAGTACAAAACGCCTCTACTTTGGCTACAGGACTAACTGCTGGCGCAGCCGGCGGCTTGGCCGACGGAAAATGGCATCACTATGCGGTGTCTTTTAAAATTAGCGGGTCAGTAAACGTTGCAAAACTATATGTTGATGGTATACACAAATCAACAGAAAACGAAGCAAACCCTATTGGTGCAATCACCGGCAAGATGGTCGCAACCATTGGCGCCCTCGCCGGCCCAAAAGACTTAAACCTCACTACAGCCGATCGCGGCTGGGGAGGCTTGGTATCTGCATCTATTGACGAATTTAGATATTGGAAAACAGAAAGAGATGCTCAACAAATTGGCCGCCATTTCAGAGATCAAATTGGCGGAGGCACAAACACTGACAATATTAAATACAACAAAACGCACAACCCTGTAGATTTAGGTGTGTACTTTAAATTTAACGAGGGTGTAACCGGCGATAATACATTTGATTCTACTGTGTTAGACTATTCAGGCCGCGTTTCAAACGGCACATTTGTTAATTATCAAAGTGGAACTTCCAGAAATACCGGATCAGCGATGGTTCTAGCAGGCGTAGCAGAAAAAGAGTTTAAAGATCCTATCATATATTCAGCTCATCCGGATGTTGTAACCCTTTTTGAGAAAAAAAGAATAGAAGGTACAGTTCATGATCATGAAAATGCAACTTCTATTTTTAAGTCAATCCCAGGTTGGATTGCCGAAGAGGACGAGAAAAAATCTGGTAATTTAAAATTTCTAACACAGATCATGGCTAGTACTTTTGATGAAATGCAGCTGCAGATCAAAGCGCTCCCAAAATTAAAAGATGTTAATTACCCCTACGATGCAGATTTTGAAAAACCTCTTCCTTTCGCTGATCGTTTATTATCCTCGCGTGGCATTGACGCTCCTGAACTGTTTGCCGACGCGTCCGCCATGGCTAAATTTCTAGAGAGAGATGAAAAAAAGCTTTTTGAGAAGAAGCTGTATGAAGTAAAGAACACGATTTACCAAAATATATACAACAACTTAACATATATACAAAAATCAAAAGGCACTACTAAATCAATTAGAAACTTACTGCGCTGTTTTGGCGTGGACGAAGAATTAGTAAAAATAAATATTTATGCGAAGAACGATACGTACGAGTTTAAAGATAACGTATCTCACACGGCTTTTAGAAAAAAATATGCAGACTTCGACGACGCCGAGTCGCGGTATAACAAAAATGGTATCTATGCTGGCTCCTACGGAGCAACAGTATATCAGTATTACGATTTAACAAATTCTAATTCAAAATCTTATATTGTTGGGCTGAACGACGTTGCCCATGGTTTATCTACCACACTTGAAGCAGAGGCTATATTTCCAAAAAGATCTCCAGAGAAAGATGATTTATTTGGACTGTTTCCAGGAAACGAAGTATCTTTGTTTGGATTGCATGCAGTAGCGGAGTCAAATACCGTCTTAACCTGGTTAAATGACACTATCAATTTTAATGTAATCGCGATTAAAAACCCTGCTGATAATAGAAGAGTTAAATTTAAGTTAACTTCCAATGCTTCTTCCGTAATACCTGAACTTACAACTTCTGGCTCATACGACGTATACGATAATGAAAAATGGAATTTTGCTTTCAGATTACGGCCTACAAAAGCAATCAGCAACCAGCTTATTAAGCCTCATTCTTCTTTGGCAAACGATGTTGATGGTTCACTTCTCCCGGCCGACACCGCGTATACAGTTGAGTTTTATGGTGTAAATTACGTGTCAGATTATCTGCAGAACGAGTTTACGCTGTCCGCTACGATATCTGAGACAGATGCAAGAGCCTTCTTTACAAAAGCAAAGAGAGTTTATGCCGGTGCCCATCGTACTAACTACAACGGAACATTAATTCGAGCGTCAGATGCAAAAATTTCTTCTGTTGCAATGTGGTATGATTATCTTAACGATGAGGATATTAAAGCTCATGCTCGCGACGCAAGCAACTTTGGCCGGCAACACCCATACAAAAATGCAGCTTTCAATGAAGCAAATGTTGCAGGGATGACAAGCTTGTTTAACGCACGCGTCCCAGAAATTGACACACTTGTTTTTCATTGGAATTTTGAGAATGTTACAAGCTCTGATACAAATGGGCAGTTTTTAGTACTAGACATTTCGTCAGGATCCGCCGACGATAGAACAAACGCACGTTATGGAGTCCTTAGCAACGTCAACACATATCATTATTCCGCCCGCGGAGATCTTTTTGAGGCTTCAAGTGACCAAGCTGTTGATATAGAGTTCGTTCCTACCGCAAAACAACGTCTTCCAGAGGTTGTGAACAGTGATGACATGATAAAAATTCTCAACCAGCAAGACGATGTGGTGTTTACAAGAGACACAACGTACATACAACACATAATATCTGTTGAAAAGAGTATGTATCAATCAATTTCTGAAGAAATGATGCGCATGTTTGCAACCGTTGTTGACTTTAACAACATAATTGGCGAACCGGTTAACAGATACAGACAAGAGTACAAACATTTAGCCAAGTTACGAAGCACTTTCTTCGAGATCGTCGAAAATGTACCCGATTTAGAGAAGTATGTCGAATATTTCAAGTGGATCGACGACGCAATATCGCTTTTTATCTTCCAACTGCTGCCGGCATCTTCGAACAAGGTAGAGTTTTTAAGAAATATGGTTGAAAGTCATGTTTTAGAACGAAGCAAACACTTTAACAAGTTTCCAACCATTGAAATGTTTAATCCTAAGCCAGATGAGGCGTTAAAAGGGATTAACGAGCTTGTTTACAACTGGAAACTAGGATCCCCGCCAGTTATTGGCAAAGATGGAGCAGTTCAAGCCCCTCATGCAACTGAAAATCAGAATCGCAATAGCTTTTGGTGGAAAGAGCGAGCCACTCGCCGCGGCGAATTGACATCTGGAGACGCACCACTCGATTTAGATAAAAATATTATCTTAAAAACAATCATAACCGAAACCTCTGGTAACGATAATCTTACTTTGTCATATCCAGTCGGTACCATCGACAAAAAAGATGGTCAATATGGAAAGCAGACGGCTAATAAAATAAAATACTCCGCGTCTTACTACCGAGATCGGTCGACAAGTACTCCGGTTAGAATTACTCAAGACTTTGTAAAAACATATAAGGCCGGCCCCAACCCTGATGGACAAAAATTACATGATTTTTATAAGGGTGTTATTAAGTTTGGTAGTGATAACGATTATATATGGCTAGATAAAGACCACATTATACCACCAGTCGATACTCTTGACATTACAAAGGCGGAGGGTAGTTCTTCTGCTGAAGGTTTTTATCTTCCCCACAAAAAAGAGTTTCCAGCTAAAGTTTTTACGATGACAGCTACGGAGATTATAGAATCAAACGCGTCGGGTACCGGAGATGATGATTACAGATACACAGACTCAACAAACAAACTGATAATGCCATTTTCTATGTATGCAAACCGGACAGGTAAGGTACAAAGTTATGGGAATAACAGCAATGAGGTGGCTAACGATTATACAATGGAGTATGATCAATACTTCGACCGCGATTATACTTCGTATACGCATGGAGTTAGTCACGGAAGAACTTCCCGCGTCGAGTTTAACAATTTGCACCACGATGTCTACCGACCGACGTACGAAGTGCCCATGCAGGGCCCTTTTGCAAGACAGCACGTTGGAGGAAACCAGCATCGGCACATATCTTTGAACGCGGTTACCTACAGCGGAGGAGAAAACTCAACAGCCTCTCCTTTGGACGGAAATAACACACGCCCTGAAGGATGGGAATTATCTTACGGAGGAACCGATAACGTTGGTTATACCGGCTCCTCAACTACAAATTATTTACCGTTTAATATCCCTTTTGCCCCATTCAATATGCCGCCAGAGATGTCGGGTTCGGATCCGTCTCCTGGCGCGACAAATCAAGAAGGAAGATCCGATGATCCAAGCGAGCATGACCGTTGGGTTAACGTCCCTGTGCATGAAAAGTTCAATGCTTCAAAGACTGGCTGGCGTTTTGCTGACAATATTCCTGATCCACTTGGCGGCCCCAATGTAGACTCAACCGACGCGCAAGAGGGCGTCACTGGCAACAAATATTTTGCTTATGCGAAGAAAGGACCGCTAGACGCAGACAATCCACTAGCAGCTTTTGGATTTAGGTCACCGCTAATAGATTTTCTAGATTCAAAGTCTGGAGATTCAATGCTTCTTACCTTTTATTACCATATGTTTAGTAAAGGTGCGAATGGTAAGTTCTACCTTTTGCATTCTCAAGATCCAAATTTCGTTACTAATGTAACAGCCTTGACTGTCTCGTGGGACAAGGGTGGAGCAGGAGCGCTCGATGCAGAATCGATCCAGGGAAATCAACAACTTTCAAAAGACGAGGCGTGGAAAAGAGCAGAAGTTAGCCTGGCTGCATACGCCGGAACTAGATTTTATATAAGATTCGTTTGGATGGCACCAGCCTTCTTCGAGGCTACTTGCGCCATCGACGGCGTTAAAATAGATTTAGGCGGCAACGTTGAAACTTCTTTTAAACTCCTACACCCAACGCACGACGATGCCACTAGGCCTTATGCTGTATGGATGAGAGAAGAATTTGCAAAAAGACCAGTCAACATCAAAAATGTTCAAGTTGGGTCCAAAAAAGATCTATCTCACGGAGACTTTAAAGCGTTACAGAGAACAATCGCTGGAAACTATCGCAATAATTATGAAATTTTTAACACGGTAGGCAACGAAGCAAACGACAAAACGTTTAAAGAAATTGTTTTAGAGTTTCAAGACGTGCCTGCTGGTCAGCCAAAAGAGGGCAAGCAAGAAATCTCCTCTATGTACTTAGGTTGGGCTAGTGATGAGTCAGGAGTAGTAGCAACTCCGTGGTTATTCCAAAAAACACAGTATGGCACAGAGGGACGTCTAGCTAGATATAGGACTGTAGCACAAGATATTGGAAATTTTGTCACTTTGAACAAAGTTGAGGACGCGGAGGTCCAGCCAATACCTGGTAAAGATAGGCAGAACACACATGAACTAGTCTCTGGACCTTCCTACCGAGAGTACAAGCAACAAACAAGAATGGTAAATATATTCTCTGCACCAGGCGATATTTTAGACTCATGTGCCGGCTTCAGAGATGAAGCACACCGCACGTACTCTGCTTACAACGCGCTTCCATGGAGAAACTATCACATAAGACAAAGATTAAAGTCATCTCTAACGGCACATTGCGGCCGCTTTGGCGTCGGCGCGCATACTCAAGATGGGATTGTTGCTTCTGGCAGTATCAAAGTGGCGGGAAACACAGCTCTCGAAGCGCTGTCCGCCGCAGCCGGTGCACTGACCAGACCGGCGATTCAGTTAGTTGACTGGAAAGGAGTGACACTATATTTAAGTCTTGTACCAGCTGCAAACCCAGACAACGTTGCTCTTGCTACTATTGTCAAAATCGGAGCTAAACCTTACCGGTGGGCTGTTGCTGTGAAAATTGGCGCCACGGCTCAAGAGACAGCCGACAATATTAAAGCAGGAATACTAGTAGGTGGCGGACCCGATCCGGCCGACGCAGAGGAAGCAACTAACCCGGATTACCTAGACATTTATTCTAGTCTTGATCCTAGTGATGCTACAAAGGTGATTCTTGTTGCAAATGCTGACACCGCCGGCCTATCGCAATATAATGTTGCAGGCTGGGCAGGAAATACGCCTATCCGCACTGGCGAGGCCGGCCTTATTGCTCTTGACGCAAATGCAGATGGTATAATTGAAACTGGCGAGTTTGACGATCCAATTGATTCAACTATTTTGCAGGTAGTTTCACTTAACGGAGGAAAAAACCCAACAGCTAAGGTAGTGAGGAGCCAGGCAATCTACCCGGTACAACAAACAGGCTCAGTGTCTAAAGCTGACTATACTGTTGTAAGCGCTAGTTTTCATAAGTATCATAGGAATAGGGGTGACAAGTTAGTCCTGGGTAGGAATACACAAGAATCTTGGGAATATCTCATTAGCGGAAGTACACAACTGCCGCATGATCAGATTGCCAGAGGCTCAGTTTATGACAACGCGTATATCAGTCATGCAATACCAAGAACAAATGATTACCCCAAATGGATTCGAACAGTTACCGGGCTTATACAAGAAGAACTTTGGTTAGAGTTAGATGACGCCAGTGATCTACAACTAGCCGGCCTGATCCAATTAGACCCTTAGAAAAGTATAAATGTCTTTAACTTGAAAAGATATTAAATGTATAATCTATTTATTTGATGATAGGAACCCAATATGGCTAGAACAATTTATGACACAGCTAGCGCACGTCACGGCACAACTTCTACGACGGCAACAAAAACATATGTAATCTCGTCTAATAGTATAGGTTCAAATACTTTTGTGCGTGATCCAGTCGTCGGATCTTCCGACACACCTTCTATCACCGCGCTTATCGGCGATTATTCTTCTGATAGTTATCTGATATTATCAGGCGCCGCAGCAAATTACAACTTTGTTGCATCAACTTCTTCAACTCCTAGTGAAGCAGCCACTGCTCGCTTTAGAACAGTCGAGTCTACAGCCTCTGCAGCGATTGAATTATCGGGCGCAGCATCTGTTATAAGCCAGACTCAAGGCGCCAAGATCTTCTTTAAAGATACCCTGGGCACAGAAGCGACTTTTACTTATAGTACTTCTAGCACAAGCGCGACGACAACTTTTGGTCTTAGCGGCATTTCAACAGATACCGCTATGGCAACAAAATTAGCATCATGTATCAATTCAGTCAGTACTTTGAAAATAACAGCCACATCTAGTGGATCTGTGGTCACTTGTAAGCAGGACGTCCCGGGCCAACTAGGAAATACCAGTATTCCCAACAGTGGGTTCACCGGAATTGCTAATTACACTTTAGGGTTCTCTGGTGGGAATGGTTACGCCGACCTCTCCGGAAGAAGCTTAGCTTTCACCGCCGGCGGCGCATATTCTGCTAGCCTAAGTACGGGCATTAATGCAAGCGCCAGCGTTTCCTTTGACCAGCCCAGCAATTATACTTCTGCAGCCATCGCAAAGGGACAAATAAAAATAAAAACAGCCACTGCGAGTGACCTCAACGGTGAGTATATTACTTTGGCCGGCCCAACACAAACAAAAAAGTTTGTTTGGACCACTACAGCAACGAAAACAGTAACTTCTCTTGATGATAGCGGAGACTCAATTAACCTTACCGTGCCGTTAGACAACGGTGACACTAAAACAGGCCAATATAACCAACAAGAAATATACGTACAAATAAACGGTTTAACTAGCTCGTATGACATCGCAACACGCCTTCAACAAGCAATTGCAATTTCTGGCATTAGCTTAAATTCCTACGTGGCAAATTATACGGCCACAGGCTTAAAACCTATTGTATATCTAGATCAGTTCGAAACCTCTGGGCTAAACGGAAATACTACAATTTCAACTGATTCTGCAATTTCTCATCTGGAAGTAACAAGTTTTTCTGGTGGCAAATCTGGAGATTCTTTAACTATCTCCATGCCTGGCGGAGCTTCTGATACAGTAGAATTGCAGAGTTCTTTTAAGAAAGCATCTGGTGAAATACGTTTCGACTCAAAAACTTATGTAAGTGCTAGCGTTTTTACTTTTAGCAATTCTTCAAGCCCAAGTCTTTTTTCTAACGTTGCTATTACCATGTCCGCTGCATCCAACCTTGACGCCGCGGCAACAGAACTAGCCAGTGCGGTTAATAATAGCTCAACGTTGTCTTCGCATCTTACGGCAGTTGCTTCTGGAAACAGAGTTTTGTTGACGTCAGATATTATTGGTATCTCTGGAAACACTATTTCTGTCTCTTGGAGTCCTTCTGTAAGCTCCGTACCAGCAGCACAGGTTGCCATCCAAGGCTTACAAAACGCAGCAAGCGGCACAATATCGGATAAATATTTATCTGGTGGTGCCAACAGTATTAACGGGGTTCTTGACAGGATTAATCGCTCGCTTAGGCTGAACAAGGACGTCTACGCGCGCCACTTGCCAGTAGCTACGAACTGTGACGAGACCGGAATAACAGTACTTAGCACAAGGCCAGGAACTTCCGGCAATTCAGCAACAATTGCTTTTAACTTGGGCGTAGATTCTAATGACACCAGTAATACAATTGCTGCCAGTTCAATAAAACTACAAAGCACGGCCAACAGTGCGAACACTGCAATATCTGCTACAAATTTTACAGGCGGAACTACTGACAACATAAGCACAGCAACTTCAGTCGGCGTTACAAATGTATTCTCTTCAGAAACGCCAGGATCTGTTCTAGCATCTGCTTTAAACGAGTCTATAGCGCAAGCGGTATCTTACGGTGTTAACTCAAGCTCCAGATCCACGGCAAGTGGAACCTTGCTAGCAGTTTCTTCTTCTGTGTCAGACAAAACTGTTGTTGTTACAATGAGTTCTGCAGGAGCTAGAGGAAATGCGACAATTGACGGCACACTGCAATCTGACTTTACTACAAACAACGGTGTTTTTTCTGGTGGTTTGAGTAAATTTTATGTTGGCACCTCACGGGCTGATTATGCAACAAACCTAGCGGCTCTTGTTAATACAGACGCGTCCGCTTCTTTTTCAGCCAGTGTGCTAGCAGAAGTTGTTATGACTGGTTCTAGAGCAACAGGCACGATTGCTTTTCTAAACAATACGGCAAGCAACTATTCAGCCGGAAAAGTAAGCATTACTAGCTCAAATGGAATATCAAAAGCGTATGAGTTTTCTAGCAACTGTGGAGAAACAGGAGAGGTTGTTTCTGGTAGCGTGATTGTGTACTTAGGTAACGTTACTTCTAGTGCATCTGTAGGATATGCAGACGAGTTTTTAGCAGCTCTCAACCACCAGGACGGTCATAGAAGATATATTTATTCTCGACTTAGCAGCTCAACCTTATATTTGACGCAGAGAAGAGCAGGCTCAGTCGGATATAATACAATAACTTCAACAGCTACAAGCAGCTACCTAGCTGTCGCAGGTTTTTCTGCGCCTACTTCTTCTCAGGTAAGAATAACCACCCAACGCAACGTCAATGCCTCCATGTATTCTGTGACGTCTAGCAACACAGGCACAATTTATCTTACCAGATCTTCTGGCGGCGACCCGCGCCTGACATCTTTCGTCAACCCCAGAATGACTTCGTTTACACAAACAAAAACTTCAAAACTAAACAACTTTGATCTGACACTTGGCGGAGGCTCGGAAATCTCAACCGTGGCAGGGCAGCTGGCTTATCTTAACCCTTCGTATCAAAGCTTTTTTCCTGCCCGTACGACGTACAACTCTGGTGGTTTCCTGAACGAGATCCTTAACAATCGTAACGGCATCTACGGCGCGCCCACTTGGAAAATGTGGAATCAATCAAGCGATAAAAAGAAAATTTTGCAAGAATTAGAGAAAAACAGTTTAATCTCTGTTGTTCCTGAGCAACCTGTACCCCCGCTTTCACAAGATGATTATGACACAAACTATAGTTTCATGCAAGGAGATGGCGATGAGAATGCTCTTATTCAACTTTGTTACGGCGACAATCCTCCTGAATGGTGTGATGAAATTACAGACGGCGCGTCAAAAACAATATTTACTGGGCTAGCCCTGATAGGCGACGATGATGGAATGTTACAGCTACCCTCTATTTTTAAAAGAACAAAACTCAAGAGACTACGTTCCACACAAATATATTATGAACCTGCTGTTGAGAGTCGGCACAAGCCGCTTCTTTATGAATTCACCTCGCAGACGTTAGTCGGGCAAGCACCTGCCATGGCAAGACAAACTCTTTTTAACGGTTTACACTTTTTTACGAACAAGAGCTTAAATTCTATTTATAAGTTGAAAGACGGCGAGGCAAGAAACTATATTACTGGATCCTTAAACAACTCTTTCTTGTATGACTTTTTTAAAACAGCGCGCCACACCGCCGCCGGCAGAAATTTTTACTTTAGAGAGAGGATTTACCCAGGTGAACTAAATTGTAGAAGATCAGTTAACCAACTTAAGCCAGAGTACGAAGAGCAAGAATTACTATTTTATAATGCCAGTAGCAACAACGGTACTATAATACCTGTAACTGCGTCTCTCCTACGCCGATCGGCAACCAATTATTTGTCCCCCTCTCACCGCCTGTCGGAAATAAGAAGTTTCTGGAAGACAGAAAAACGAGACCGTGTAAGGAATATATACGATGTAAAGATCGCCGGCGAGGTGATCGGCCAAGTTGTAAAAATATTCAGTTTGGTTAACATCCCCACAAGTTCTCTAGACATACCGTATCTGCCTTCCCCTGTTACCCTTGACGGCAAGCTTATGATGCCCAACGAGGTGAGCAACTACCACTTTTGGGAGCATCAAAGTACGCCGGGAGCGCTTCCCGTCAACGCAATAGGTCTCGCCCCCGATCCGGGCCCTCTTTCAAAGCGGCACTTTGCAGCAGGAGTCGTTAAATTTAATAGCCCTGCAGTTAACGAATGGCACCCCGTACCGGCCCAGATCGGAGCCGCGATTATACACTCACCCCCGGTTCATAACAAGGAAACCCTTTTTCCGGTGACTTCTTCTGTTATTATCGCGACAACAACAGACACTAATTTACAAACTGTTAATCCCGGCGGAGCTATATTTCCAGAAGATTTTAACGATTCGATGATCTTTATTCGAAAAACAACGCAAGCCCTCGGCGCCGCTGCTGCAGCTTCGCTTACAGAAATGTCTTTTCACCAACCTTATGATTTCAGTCTTGTAAGCATGTGGCCTTTAGATTTTCCTGAACATTTGTACTCGACTCATACCCGCGCCGACCCCCTCGCCGGAGGGAAACTAAATCCGGCTGAAGATGGGCCTTTCATTGGGGCAATCCAACGCGTCGGGATCGCGCCTAACAGAATCGCGATCAACACTAACTCTGTGCATAAATTAACAGATGCCGTGTACAAGCCCACCGGAGCAGCAGACGAAGAGGTCCACGCCGGCGCCCATATTTTTATGCCTTACCAAGGCACAAACCAAGTAGGTCATGATTTTTCTGCAAAATCTTCTAAAGAAGGATGGTTCGCTAAGCAGAACGCTATGAGAAAACTAGCGGAAAAGTATTACGAAGCCAATATATCAGACAAGCCCGCGACTTCCGAAGAAATTTTAATAAGAAATCATTCAAATTCAAAGTTTCAAGTTACTGGAGCCGCCGGAGAACTAATATTCAGTACCAAACCTACAATCACTCTTTATGACAGAAATCAAGGTTATAGATACCCTGCTCCGCATAACATGCCTGAGAAATCAAAAGATCCTTATAACTTTTACACGAAAGCAATCGATTACGACTTCGACGGCGTCGCGGACTATCTAGAAGACGATATGCCGCCGACCGACGTGTCTTCACCGGCTAACTCTACATTGTCGATGTATAACACTGACGGTTATATTGATTTTGATCCGGACAACCCAGTGATTCAAGTAGCTAAGATGCACATGTGGACAATGTTTTCTGAATCGCAAGATAGTATTGCTGGCTATTCCACGGCAACAGCTAGCATGCAGTTTTTAAGACATGCTTACCCATATTATCAACCGATCTGGCGTCTAGACAAACTAACTGGGCGCTCGCCAATGCACAACTCTTACTTAGACTTTTCTAACGACGTGCATACGATGGCAAGAGATTACTCTGTCTTACCAGAATATTGTATTTCTGACCACTTGAAAACTTACCAAGATATTCTGTCGCAAACAAATCATTCTCCTAAGCCGCTTTATACGCTTGATGAAAATCGAAAGATTGTAAGAAATCTGATGAGGCAAGTAGACTATGTGGCAAACTTTGCAAAGATAATAGGATCTTCTAATTTTGTCTCCTCTATAGAAACGTCTAGTACTCCTATCGATATGAACTCGATTATTGTCGACACCGACGGTAACTCTCCTAACTCTCTTTCTCACAGTGCAATGACGAGCGAGTATGCTTCGTCTAAAGAATTTTATGATTTAGAATACGCCGACTATTCAATAACTCCAGGGAATATCAAAGCTTTGTCTGAGCATGCTCTAGAACACTGGCGCTCCGACATGCAAAGCGCAAAGTTCATGCCAAAATACATGCAAACCGATACATCAGCAAACTTTGCTAAGTTGTGTCGACAAAATGGAGCCGGGTTTACAGACGATGAGAACGTTGTACCTTCGGAAATACATTTGACTTTTAAAGCGATTAGGAAGATGCTTCCTGAAAAAGATTTCTATCCTGTCAACAGGACAGTGACATTAGGTTCTCAGTTAATTGATGCTTTTTCTGCTTCAATAGGATATTCGGAAAACGACTACAAAAATGCTCACACGGGAGTTACTGACAGTCATAAAAATGCAGCAGCTACTCAAAGCTTTTTAGAACCGCTTATGGCCCCCGGGATTCTTTATAATTCAATTAAATCAGGCATGGGCGTCAGTCATCCTATCTTTGTCGACAACGGCTCAGATCAACACCCCTTATATTATGGAGATCCACACCCTCATGGCGATTGGGGCCCCTCTCCATTCTCTAGCTTGTCTAAGCCGGTGAATATAATGTCTTCTCAATTTAGCGACAAAGAGATGAAGAGGGATGCCAAGTATCTCCTAGGCTATGGCTTGGGCTGGAGCATGGGAATCTCAAAATCAACGCCCACATATCTTATGAGGCGCCCCACGACGCAGTTGCCTTTTGAGGCAATTTATAAGCCAGATAGTTTAAATTTCATGTCTAAATTTAAAACATATATGGTTGATGACTTTTTTGATCAAAATCGAGGAGAGTTTGTTGCAGGCAATCTCACAACTGCGCCCAACCGATGGACATACCCAACCTCTTCTGTACAAATAGCGATTACACATTCCGGAGAAGCAACAATGATTCCTATTGCAGGTGACACTGCAACTGGTCTGCCGTTTAGGCTGCATTGGAGCTTACCAGACACCGCAGTCGGCCACTTAGACCATGGCGAATATAAAATGTATTTTCGCGGCGGCCAATACTTTTTAGACGAGTCCGTCGGCCAAACCAGACGTTATGTAGAGTACATACCAACGAAAAATAATGAAAATGTCAAGACTGGCCAAGAAACACTTACTGCCTATTCAAATTATAATGGTGAGTTGGTGTTGCACCACCTACAGCATCATTTTAAAATAGGTACTAGCTCTGCGGAATACGCAACAAACTTAGCAGCTGCTATTAACAGCACTGGTTCACACTTCCCATTCCATGTCGACACTGGTGTTCTAGACGCCACCGGTTTGAAACCGGTGTTCACTGATAGAAATGTGCAACTGTTCACTGCCTCTGTCATCACTTACCAAAACGGAGAATCAGGTGTTAGCATCCACACAGTCGATCCGCTAGTGGCGCCTCATAACACAGTATTTCAAATCTACGGCCAGACTACCTTGCCAAGTCCAACTGCTTCTTATGGGATCCCCACAACCGCCGGCTCTGCGCTATCAGCTTCTGTCTACGATAACGCGGCTGGAAACGCAAAAGACATAAAACTATATTTCAAATCTACCGGTCTTGAAAAAAATGAGTATGATCCTGGAGGTACTGATTCTACTAACCCTAATGCGACAAAAGATCCGAGAAGTAATGTTGCAGTCAAGATAGCAGCGCATAATTTTAAGCCACACGTTCATATGAATCCGATCACTGCCGGCAGCAACAGAGAACAAAGAATATATGAAAGTTCTATCAATAATTTCTTAGCAGAAACAGTGAATTTCTTTATAAAAGCACAGTCTTCGACCAGCAGGTATTACGACTTTAAGATGCCGATAGTCGCATCTACGGTTAAACAAACTAATTTCAATGTTGTTAGCGGAACAACATATTATATGAGTGTTAACCTTTACATGGGTGAGAGCCATGTAATGTGTGAGGGCCCCCGATTTGCTAATCTTCCGCACGCGGGGAACTGGGCCTCTGCTTCTATGCGCGGCGCGTTCTTCGGCTCCCCAATGGAAGTCATACATCGAGACAGCACGTTAAACGGACCGACCACCGGTGGATACGAAACAGAAGCTGAAGCAATGTCTTCAAACTTAACAGATCCTGCTTACCATCACGTTACCCCACCATACTTTTATGGGCCCTCGTCTTTACTAATTAAGTACGAAGCTACTGGAAGCCAGGCGACTATTGACGACATATATTCAGCTTCGAAAAAGACATCTTTGTATTTTGAAGAATATGTCACTGGAATGACCATCGACGAGATAGATCCTATTTCTGAAGTAGCTCATAACACTTCGCCGGCGATATTTCCAACTTCGTCTTTGAGCCCCAAAGTGCCATCGAAAAACTCTGTTTCTACAGGCTCCGCGGCTAGAATGAAGCTTGAAGCGTCTGTTGACGTTTGGAAAGACGGTTTTAGTCTACTTGATATTGCGCCCCTTGGCGGTTTAGCAGGAAATCAGGTACCTTCACGGGCATGGATAATGGCGCCCAAGTGGGTTTGTCCTGTCTTGGATTTTGGCTTACCGGCCACAATTGTAAGAAAGCCAACTTCGTATAACTCAAATGACAAAAAAATACTTTCTAACAGAGCAGACAGTATCAAAAACACAACAGCCTTCTACAATTATTGCACAGGTAGATCAATGTGGCTTGGATATGGTGTGGATCCTTATGACAATAATGATTTGTCAGCACTCAAAGCACACCTAGAGGACCAAAAGCAAAAAATTGCCGAAATTGAAAACTTTTTTGAACAACATGAAATCGCAGGAATGGAAGGTAAACCAGTCGTTCATATTGTTGATCCAAGCCAAGGCCCCGACGCGTGCACACCTGGCAAAAAAGGCATTTATTTACAAATATCAGAAACGTTTCCTGAGTCTTTTGGAGGAGACATCGGCTCTTCTGTCACTTTTGCAACTCCGTTTTCTGGTTCTGGCAATCAATCCGGATACTACACCAACAGAGAAGAGGTATTTGGAGCCGCGAACACAGGATCTTTGGTTAGCTTGCTTGGCTTTGATAAAACCTCTGGAACCGGCCCTCGCCCGATCGGACAGATCGCTGATTCAAAAAGAGTACATGAGGCGATCGTAGCAATTCCTTATTTTGACTCCAGTTTCGCTGTACAGAGCAAACAGTCGGTGGGTTCACCTAACATGAACGAAGACGGCACCCCCAATCCGACTGCCGGCGCATTTGTCGGCACTGTTGATAGAGATCTGTTATCGACGGTAGAAATAATACCGGGATATCATTTCTTAAAAATTGACGAGACGTTTTTTGAAAAAGCTCTTGGCGCTATGATGGTCGACCGCCTGACACCAGAGGGTTCCGGCCGAAACACAGAATTGAGATCTGTTTACAAAGACTTTGCCGGGACACAAAACGCTTTACAAGAAATGGACGTAGGACAAATGATGCGTACGCTTCTTGGTGAAGGGGGGTCCGCTGGCCTGGGGTATGTCTTACCTCCAGAGTTTGATTTTATGAACAACTCTGCTGTTACGCCCTTTCAAATGGTGGTTGCTCCTTTTTATCAAGATCTAGATAAGACAGATCTTTCGAATATTTGGCAAAATCTCGCACCTGATCCTGTCAACAGAGCGTCGAAGGTGCGCACCGGCGTTACGCTGCGCCCGACCGGCGATGGAGTTATTTTTGAGGGTGGAGTGATTGAAGATCTTGTAGGAAAGGATGCGATACAGCCTGATGCGTTCTCGCTGAACGCGCCTGGCCAGTTCTTGAACGCATCGCCGCTAGCACCGGGTTTTAAAGCTGCCAACCCCGGAAAAATAACCTTCAAGGGATCCCCACCGACCACTCCATCTGATTTTTATGCAAAATTACGTTGGATGGTGTTTAAAGTGAAGCAAAGGTCGGCTATGAACTACGATACATACAAAAGTCGTCAAGTTGACATGTGTTTGGAAGAACAAGGTATCGAAGCGCACCAAACCGGCGATGCACAATTCGTGTTGTTGAACAGCCTTGGGACACAAGAATTATATGGCTCAAATTGGCCGTACGACTTCTTTTCACTGATCGAAAAGGCAAAAATTGAGATTGAATTCAAGGTGGGATCATAATGGAGTTCTTCAACGAAAAAGAAGAAGTAATTGACTTACAGTTGACCCAGTTTGGGCGCCACCTGCTGTCCAAAGGCCGTTTCAAGCCAACATTTTACTCCTTTTTTGATGAAGATATCCTTTACAACGTTGAAGCAGGAGGAGGGACTGAAGAGCAGAACTCTTCTCATGAAAGAATTTATAAAGCTTGGGATGGCTCTGCTTCCACTGACTACGGAGCCCCTCGATCAAAGCCTCAAATCTCCTTCAGCAGTTTAGAGAAGCAATTTTTAAACAACTACAACAAAGTTTTGTCAGGTCAGGAGGAACTAGGCGGAAAAAGCCAGCAGCCGACCGCTATTAAGAACTATGCTATGCCGCAACCTATTGGAACAAGCGACATCAGAAAAGAAAACGCACCTGCGATGCAGGCGAGCTTCTTACAAGGACAAATTAACAGTTCTGTTGGTTTTTTAGACTTAAAAGAGGAGAGTGGAGGAAAAAATACATTAAAAATACCACAACTTGCGAGCGAAATAACTTTAGAGTACATTGAAACCGAGGGCGACGATTTTTATGAAATAGAAGATCCTTCTATCTCTTTTGGTGTTGTTACGAAACAAGAAGAGATAATGTTATTTATAAAAATCTTAGAACAGAACGCTCCTTATCAAAAAAAGAATTTTGATATTGAGATATATGAGATTTTAGAAGAAGTGAAAGGGGACAATACTATTGAACATCTAAGACCCCTACATTTTAACAAACCTTTGACGATGGTAGACGAGTTCGACTTCATGCAACACACCCCACCTGTGATTATGCAAGACAACGTAGAATATTATATGGATGTCCTAGCAGACGATGAGGTTACAGAGGAAATATGTCGTTTAGACCCGGATAACTTGAAGAAAGGGGTATTTACTGATAGTAAGACACAGGAGTGCGTAGATATCCTGAACCAAGACAACAAAAAGATATTTGATATCTATGAAGACGAGGCCGATGAGCCAGGCGAGGTCTGTTAATGGCGACAAATGTACTAGATACCATGGTCGGTGATATTTTACCGCACGTGCGGATTAAAAAGATCATTGTTGAAGAAGACACACCCACGTTTCAAGCTCCTGCGCCCGGAGTGCGTGTCTACAATAGAGTTAACACTGGCGAAAAAAAAATAACACTGCAGATGGAGCTATATCAACGTAAAGATAGCCTTCTGACTAACTCTTGGTTAGCGGATGTCGATTTAAATCTGACAGATGATGGCATAACTAGCATATTTGATTGTTTTAATCTCAACATCATAACTCTACAGTCTAATAGAGGACTTTCGTATATGAGAAAGTCAAGTCCCTTGACAAAGATTCAAGGAGAGTACTCTATTTTTATGAAAAACCAATTGGCATATGCTGAAAATTGGGGTGGCACAAAGATACCAGCTAGAAATTTAGATTATTGGAGCATAATAGGCGGTTATAACCCGACTTCTGGCAAAATATATGGAATGGGGGAGGGCCAGAAAGCCAAAGGTGATCCTTTTGCGTGCCTAAAACGAACTCCATTGCACCTATCTGGCTTGGTTGGTATGTCACAGACCGGATTCGGTGGAAATCCAGGCATTGATATTGGACCCGGTAAGGTCAGAGAGGAAATTTACAAGGGTGATGTGTATTATGCCATACCATATGAATATTCTTTTTCGTGGAAGTCAAAACTTACGTCAGAAGAGCTATCTGACCGCTTGAATGTAGTCCCACCGTCCGCCACGGGTTTAGAGGCAGAGATTATTAACAACAATAATAAAAAATGGACCAACCTTGTTGATAAAGACGAAAACGGTAATTATATTGCACCAAATTTAGGTGTGATAGTTTATGCTAGCTTGAATTTAAGCAACGTAATAGATATACCCGCCGGTGCATCTAAGTGGAAAGACAGTTTAGACATGGAAGGCCCTCCAAGCGCAGAAATTATTTTAAGAGGAGACAAAGTAGCATCCACAAGAGAAGCATTTATTGACAACGATGGTCGCGAATGGTCCGGACCTGTGCATTACCACGGCCCCACTACCGCTGACGGACAAGTGGCAGGTGCACCATCCGCTGATGGGTATGTTGGATACATGGCAGGCTCAAACCACCACGCCGGCACGAATCAGGCCAAACTAAGCGTAATCCAGGCTCCCAACGGCCTAGTGCACGACAACGTTGACCCTATTAACCAAAAAATTCCGGATGAAATGTTTGTTACGAAGCCAGACGGAACGGTGGTTATAACGGGAGTAAGTGCAACGTCGAACGTACTGCCTGCGTACCAGGAGATCGAGGAGGAACTGGCTCTTATCGGCGGCACTTTGGGTGTCAAATACCAAAAAGCAACAATAAAAGACATCTATAAAGATAAAAAAGACAACGACAACGAATATTCTAGTCTTTATTTAACAAGAAGCAAGGATAACGCTGCTCACGGCATGTTCTACATCGATTTTCATAATCTTCTGATGAATAATTCATACTACTTGGGTTTTTTGAACAGAGGAGCCACTCAACACTCTTTCTACATAAAACAGATTTTAAATTATTCTAAAATTATTGACTTGAAGATTAAAAGAAAAAGAATCGAACCAAGCTCTTACCGCAACGGGTATAAATGTTTTGCCGACCGGTCCGCATATCAGGAGCCTACTAGAGTTCTGGCCTGCCTAAAAGATACCGACGCCTTTAAAAGTTATAAAACAACTTATAAAATTGACGAAGCTACCTTCAGCGAGATTGGCCTAAACACAAAAAACGCAGACACCACCAGATATTTTACTTTTTCAGACAACGAAGTTTCAAGTTTCACCAGCGGAGAATACCAGTACGAAGTGGAGCTGGAATTTTATGATGGTACTCCTATTTTTATAAGAAAACATCTTAAACTTTATAAAGAGATCAGGCAACAGCTGGACGCTTACTACAAACTGGCATCTTCTAGTGTACCAACAAAAGTGTTAAGCGAGACAACTATCTCTAAAGCCACCGGTCAGATCGGCGACGAAAAACACACTAAAAAATCGCTGTATGTTCCTTACTATGACAATAATTATAAATCTTTCCGCCCCGAATTTTCTAAGCTTGCATATGACGATGCTGGCGTCGGGAATTTCCATGATGATAACAAGGCCCCTGTGTGGGTTAAAGCTCCCGCCCACATAATGAATTACATGAAGTTGTTCTCTACGATAGAATCATACGCAGACCTCGGCCCCATGGCAGCAAAATATACTAAGCTGCTTTATCCCGGGCCCGCTGTAAACGGCAGCCCGGAGGGAATTTTGCTTGTTGGCAAACTCTATGATAATATGATAAGCCAACTAAACAAGCTACTAAATTCTGCTAAAAAGAAAAAAAACAATAATTCAAATAGTTTACAAGACAAAACAACAATTTCGGACGATCAGGCACTTCCAGAATCGTTTTATATCGGTAAACTGTGTAGTACCCAGGGTATAATCAATGAAAGTCATACTTTTGATCATCCCCGAGAAATCTTTAAGGCAACTGCTAATAAAAACTATTATGTGGATTTCTTATCTCTTGGGAACGAGTTATTCTCATCTTACGGTGGAATACGTATACTAACAAAACCTTACTTTTCTAACCGTTGCTTAGCGGATCTGGCGAAGTACACAACCTATGCGTTAGCAGACCCTCTTTTGTTGTCAGGCCAATCGCAAGGAAAAAACGATGGAGGCGTCATTGCGCCGGTCGCGTTCGCAACACAAGGCCTGGGCGCGACGAAGAAGACGAAGAACAAAGATGGGTCCTACGACGTCCTTTCTAATCAAATGTACTCGTATTTAACTCCTTCTATTATAGAACTGTCAGATTCGTCGAAACAAGGCACGTCCTTTAACTTTCGATACAAGGCCTTCAGCGACCAAATTCAAAATGTGTTAGCCGGCACAACGGGAGCAAGCACTACTAGTATTTATGGCCCGAATTATTTCAATTCCAATCTGATGAACAGTGTTCTAATCAGCCTGGCCAATTTTGTTAAAAACAAAAATGATCTAGGATACGCAGACCTTTCTGACTCGTATGCTAAAGCTTCTGATTTGACCTCGCCTGCTGCGTACGAAGGGGCAAAAATACCGGTCAACCAACGAGAAGCCTATAAATCGTATTTTTCTAAATATAATATAACGGTGCACGACCTAGGAAAACATAATTTCTTCTTTGGTCATGGCTCAGTCGAAGAACCTGGCGCCGTTCGCGGTTTGGAACACGATCCACCTGATTATGATAAAATAACAAGTGATTATTATTCTGATGGTATGACAATACCAAACGACTTTTTCCGTGACTTTATATCTTCGAACAAACAGAGTGAATTGGATATACCCGAGGGCGCGATCACCGCGGAGAGTGTTTGGGAAGAAGACTATCCAAACGTCTACAAGCTTTTCTTTGTGAATTCACGTTTTGAGAAACATGGACTTAACCCTAATTTCATGAGGCCACTTATGCAGGACATGTTTGAAACTTCTTCGCCTCAGAACAATGCGTTAAAGTTTTTTAATTTCAACATGGTAGCAGCAATTGAGAAATTTACCGGCCATGGCGTCGGCGACCCAACGGACGGGCAGCAGAGTATGCTTGCGATGGCAGACAAGTGGACGCTCTTGCAGGCAGAAGATCTGTCTTCTTCGCAAACCTTGTTTTGCAGGGTAAAGTATTGGCGCCCACGTTTCCTCCATAGCATCGAGGACTTTCCGATTGTAGACCGTTATTTCATGTTGACCAATAATCCAGAAGAAGCTTCTGTGCCTCCACCGGTACCATTGCCAGAGGTTGATCTCCTCGGCTCCCTACCCTCAATGCTTGCTTTTTTCGAAGCACAAAACCAAGCAATGTTGCAAGATATGATGGTCACGCTTACAAAAGGTATGACAAATTTAGGCGTGTTAGATATGCCTCAGACTGGGCCCGATCCGTCTCCAATCTCTTTGCCGGGAGCTGATATGCTTACTGGTAACGCCGCTATTGCTGGGGGTATGCAACAAATGCAACAGGGCACCCTCTTGAGCGACGAAGCTCAAGACTCTATGAATCAAATGGGTCAAGGAGGATCTGGTGGAGAGCCAGGCGCCGGAGGAGACTACTAATGACTGATTTAGTTGGAAAAAAGAAATTGATTATAAATCAAGAGTCTTGGGGCGCCCCAGAGAGGACCGGCTCCACCCCTCTTGCTTCAACACCTGAACAATATGTATCTACCGGCGGATCTGTTGGCAATAACAACGGTATGTTTTTTTTAACGTACAACAACGGTGGATCTTCAAAAGGGTTCGTTAACCAAGACAATTTAAGAATAGCTTTAGGGCGCTCTTGGAACGAAGCTCCTTCAGATCCTTATGAAGCACAATCACCAGTTACAGTTGGTAATAACTGGGGCCCCCTAAACGTATTTTATAACAAACCTCTTGAGATAGGATACTGCGCACCGGAAACAAATTCAGAGTATCCGGGATTTTTTAATGATGACAACGTTGGTTACTTAAACGGGAATATTGAAGATCCTTTTTTCTTTTCTGCTGTCTGGCGCGAGAAGGTTACTATTAACGTTAAGGGGCTTACGGCAAAAGACGCACCTTTAACGGACGAAGAAGCAGAGAAACCAGAGTTAGCTAAGAACAAGAGACCAAACTTCAACCTTTGGTCTGGGTTTATAAAGTGTGGTATCAACAAAGGCGCTAACTACTATGAGCCGATCATTAGAAATGCAGGATCCGCCCCGGGCGGAGCCTATTACGATCATCATCACGTATCTGTTACCCCGTTCACTCCGAAAGAGATGCTGTCAAAGCAACCTTTTGGCAAATCAGCACACGCTTCAGTTTCAACTTACTACAATAGCAGATTGAATAGTAAATCATACGAAGAAGAATTATCGAGTACGTTAGATTGGGTACCCAACTCAGCGCGCGATACTTTTTTGCCGACTCCATATGGGTTTTTAAGAATGCTGCTAAATAAGTTTGAAATTGAAGATCTTTATGACCTAGAATCTGCAGGTACATATTACAATGAAGCAGGTCAATACGTTGGCCCAGCAGAGAATATGTTCCCACATAGCCTAGGCACTCTAGAAGACTGGGCCCCGCGCTTTCCCTTGGAAATATTAACGACAAATTTCGGCCGCGTTCCACCTGACTTAATATCCAAGTTTATAAAAATGAAATCTAAAAGTTTAGATCTTTCCGGACTTTATGAATCCTATTTTAATATTTGGGCAGCCTCAATAAGATCAATATCAACCTTGGTTGCCGATGGTAAGTTCGGCTACCTGGACGCGCTTGTGCACACAATCCAAATCGTGGGAGTCAACCAGAGGCTTAGCAATCTAGCTTTTAGTCCGCATCTATTAAAAAATCTTGAAAAAGTACATGAAATTAAAAAACATTTTCCATTTTACTCGGAAATAGAATTTCAAACAAAAGTTTTTACTGAAATTGGAGATTTGATCAAACAGCTTCTTTTTACTAAGTTTTTTGTCAATAAAATAGCCGAGTTCAACACGAACGATATGCTCGATTACGCCGAACAGGGCGCAAATATAACAGCTCTGGACGAAGCCGGTGAGGTGGTCAACCGATCGTATCTGACCGTGCCTTTCTTCGATTATTATTCAGAACATCACTACGACAATATTATGGATGGGAATCTAATCTACAAGACGGGCAACGACCTTGGGCAGACTGTCGTAGCATCACCGAAAAAAGTCCACAATTTGATAAGAGATATCAAAGACTACACCGAAGATCCCAACTACTACGGGGCGCCTGACGGTGCAAGCGCCAGTCATGACATACAAGATTACGTAACTTATGTACGTCACGATATACATGAACCAATGAATGTCGATGAGTTTAATCAAATGTGGAAAATAGTGCTCGGAGGAGTATTAAAAACCAAGCTTCTAAACATATACAAAAAACATCATCGTACTTTTCGTGATTTGATGGAAGGAAAGCCTGCGTATCATGAGGTTGTTGCTTACAAAATTGAAAAACTTCAAAAAACTCCCGGGCAATCCGACGATAAGTTTGTTATCGTTCAAAACTTCATTATACCAAATACATCTGATTTAGATTTGTTCAAATACGTCGACACACAACTGATGTATGGCAAAGACAAAATATATCGATATAATGTACACGAAATAAAAGTTGTTTTTGGTTGCAAGTACAATTATATTTGGCACGATTCAAAAGAAGGATTTGAACCAGTCGACGTCGCCAACCCAGACGGCATATACAAGGCCAACAATTGGCAAGACCTAGAGCGCGCTCCAAAGCCCGACGTCGGTAAACCAGGAGGCGGCGCCGCTGGCCAACAATATTCTGCTACTTTTGGTGTCGATATTGTGCCTGATATCGTCTTAATGGAGGACTTATACTTCCAATCACCAGACGTTGTGATCTCCGACAACCCTCCTGTGCCTCCTGATGTTAACATAGTGCCTTACAGAGCTATTAACAATAAAATCTTAATACTGTTAGACGGGTTAGTCGACACCTACCGAGCTAAACCGGTTATAATGTTACCAGGAGATGAGACAGAATACGATTTTATCAAGGGCGCCCAGATGTCGCCAGATGACAAGGTACTGTTCTCTTCTGATGACCCAGTAAAACAGTTTCAAATATTTAGAACTGATAAAAAACCAAATTCTTATAAAGATTTTGAATTGTATGCTACAATAGCAAGCACACATTACGATGAAAAGATTTCTCCCAATAAAAGATACTATTATACGTTTAGAGCAGTCGATGCCCATGGACACATTTCTAACCCAACTGTGGTATATGAAGTTGAGTTAATAGATGACAAAGGCGCCGTCAAACCTATGATACGCGTAATTAATTTTGAAGAACCGAACTATTCTGAGTCCGTTAAGGAATGTCAAAAATATTTAATGATAAGACCAAGTTTGCAACAAGTCTATTATGACGAGAAATCCGAGCTTGACCATATGTTTAACGGACCAGACGATACTAAGAAGCGAAAATTTAAAATTAGAGTCACTTCTAAATCGACGGGCAAAAAACTCGATATTAACCTTGCCTTCAACAAGAAGAAGGTAACAAAAGAATAATTAAGAATTAGCACTATTTATATTTGCAAGGAGTAGATTATGGCATTTTTAGACAACTCTGGAGACATCATTTTAGATGCGGTCTTAACAGATACTGGAAGACTGAGGTTGGCCCAGGGCGACGGCAGTTTTAAAATCACCAAGTTCGCATTGGGTGATGACGAGATCAATTATGGTTTGTATAACAAGGATCATGCTAGCGGCAGCGCTTACTATGATCTAGAGATTTTACAGACACCTGTTTTGGAGGCGTTCACGAACAACACTTCAAACTTAAAATCACGGCT